ATATAAGGAGAAACATTATGGCGCACTTCGCAAAACTAGGAGCAAACGGAAAAGTTATTCAAGTATTAACTTTGGATAATAAAGACATGCTTAATGCTGATGGTGTGGAAGATGAATCAGTAGGACAACAATATTTAGAGAGACATAATAACTGGCCTGCTCAAATGTGGGTTCAAACATCTTACAATACGCATGGTGGAAAACATAAGTCGGGTGATGATTCTAAAGCTTTAAGAGGAAACTACGCAGGTATTGGGTTTACGTGGGACGAAGATAATAATTTATTCTACACTAAAAAACCTTATGCTTCATGGGTTTTAAATACTACAACAGCGAGTTGGCATTCACCAATTGGTGATGCTCCAGCATTAACTGAGGAAGAACAAGCAGCGAAGTCATTTTATGAATGGAATGAAACTGGTGGGTCTTGGGACTTGAAAACTCCATAACATAATATATAAGGGTGAGGTGGAAAAGAAAGTACTATCAGAAATAGGATTATATTACGGCGATGTTGAGATGCCTAAAGGTTTTGAAATAGACCGTAATAAACTTCAAGAAGACATTTTAAAATCACAAATCCATAATAAAGAATTCCCTTATTCCAGAACTTGGGATATGTTGAATACCTATCTAAGAGAACATATTAATGTGGAATATGGTTTTACTTTAATAAATAAAGAAACATGGGGAAATATTTATAAACCCAAAGAAGTTTCCATTCCTTTACTTCATATAGATCCCGTAGATTTAAGAAATTCTCCAGATTACACTTTGTTATATGGAGTGAATGTTAAAGATTGCAGTGTTAGAATTCACTATAACGATAATAGAAGAGCAGGAAGATCATGGGATATACCATTAGAAAACAATCAATTTATTATGTTTCCCTCTATGCAAATGTATTACATTACCAACAATCAAAAAGATTCTCTTAACTCTATTTTAACTATTACTAATGAATTTATCTAATTACTTTTGGTATTTTAAATCTGCACTAACACCTAGATTTTGTGATGAAGTTATTAGATATGCCTTAGAGAAAAAAGAAACGATGGCAATTACAGGAGGTTATGGCAAAGGAAGAAATTTAGATAAAAAACCTTTAAATAAAGATGAAGTTAAAAATTTAAAATATAAAAGAAATTCTGATTTGGTTTGGTTGGATGATACTTGGATTTATAAGGAAATACACCCCTTTGTCCATCAAGCAAATAAAAATGCAGGTTGGAATTTTGAATGGGATCGTTCCGAATCCTGTCAATTTACAAAATATAAATTAAATCAATATTACGATTGGCATTGTGATAGTTGGGATAAAGCTTATGATGTAGAAGGGCCAACGAAAGGTAAAATTAGAAAACTATCCATGACTTGTCAGTTAACTGATGGTTCAGAATATAAAGGAGGTGAATTAGAATTTGATTTTAGAGACTATGAACCTCACCAAAGAGAGGAAGCTAAACATTTAAGAAAAGCAACAGAAATATTACCTAAAGGAAGTATTATTGTTTTTCCTAGTTTTCTTTGGCATAGGGTTAAACCAGTAACGAAAGGAACGAGATATTCACTTGTCGTATGGCATTTAGGATATCCATTTAAATAATGCATATAAATAATTATTTTCCAACACCGATATGGACGGAAGAAAAACCAGAGTTTGTTAAATCATTAAACAAAGCTAGTGATAAATATATTAAGGCAGCAAAAAAAATGCCTCCGAGTAAAAAATATCTAAAACAGTTTGGTGATTTTGGCAGGTCCTGGCATTCAACTCCATTAACAAAAGACAATGATTTTCTAGATTTAAGAAATTATGTAGGACAAAAGTCTTGGGAATTTTTAGATCATCATGGTTATGATATGAAACAATATCAAACTTTCTTTTCTGAAATGTGGGTACAGGAATTTTCTAAAAAAGGAGGAGGTCATCATTCAGCACACATTCATTGGAATCAACATGTATCAGGGTTCTATTTTTTAAAGTGTTCAGATAAAACTTCTTATCCTATTTTCCATGAACCACGAACAGGTGCAAGATGTACTAAATTAATAATGAAACCAGAATTACAAGGTGTTTTTAATGGCACCGAACTGGTTCATTTTAGACCTAAACCTGGAACTTTAATTATTTTTCCAGGATATATGGAACATGAATACGCAGTTGATCATGGTAAAGCTCCTTTTAGATTTATCCATTGGAACATTACTGCTGTCCTTAAAGAGATGGCAAAAGATGTTTAAAGTAATAGAAAATTTTTTAGATAAAGAAATTTTTAAAAAGGTTAAAAAAGAACTTGACAATATTCCGTGGTACTATTCAGAAACTACAGGGGATGGAAACGATTATTCAAATTTTTTGTTCTATCATTCCTTATATGGTAATAAAAAAGTGGAAAGCGAATATTACTTTAATAGTATTCTAATGCCTGTTCTTGGTAAATTAAACTTTAATTATTTAAACCGAGCAAAATTAAATTTATATACCAACAGAGATAAACATATTAAAACAAGTTTTCACATTGATACTAAAGAACCTCACATAGTTGCTCTTTTTGCTTTTAATACAAACAATGGTTACACAGAGTTTGAAAATAAAACTAAAGTACACTCAAAAGAAAACACATTAATTCTCTTTCCAGGACACTTGACACATAGAAGCATTAATCAAACAGACAAAAATATAAGAATAAATTTGAATATTAATTTAAAAGATGTTTAAGAAAAATAAATATGTAGTTATTAAACAAGCTATCTCAAAAGATTTAGCAGGCTTTGTGGCTAATTACTTTTTAATGAAAAAACAGGTATATGATACCTGTCGACAAACAAGATTTATTTCTCCTTATGAAATTTTATTAGGTGATTATGAACCAACGGATGGTCAGATCCCACATACCTATTCAAGCTATTCGGATATCGCTATGGAAACTTTAATGCTGAAATGTCAACCCATTATGGAAAAGATTACAGGATTAAAACTGACTCCTGCTTATACCTATGCAAGAATTTATAAAAATGGTGATGTTCTTAAAAGACACAAGGATCGATTTAGCTGTGAGATATCTACGACGATGAATCTTGGAGGAGATCTCTGGCCAATCTATCTAGAGCCTTCTGGTAAAGAAGGAATGAAAGGGATCAAAGTAGATTTAAAGCCAGGAGATATGCTGGTTTATAGAGGATGTGAACTAGAGCATTGGAGAAATAAATTTAAAGGTAAAGAATGTATTCAAGCATTTTTACATTATAATAATCGCAAGACACCAGGAGCTAAAGAGAATATGTTTGACAGACGACCTCATTTAGGTCTTCCCTCATGGTTTAAAAGATGATACTAGTAAAAGGGGAGTGTCCAGACTCCACCAATCACCCTGGACACTCTCTTTTTACTAGAGAATTTATATGTTAGGATTTGCATCTATCGGAGAATTAACTTTTGGGGGCTTGGGCCACGCAGGCGCTGTAATTATTGTTACAGGCAGTGGTGTTACCGTTTCCCAAGGATCGCCTACTATTAGTGGAGACGCGAGTGTTACTCTTACAGGTAATGTGGTTACGGTCAGTCAAAACGTAAATGGAATTACGTTTATAATTACAGGGACCGTTATTCCAACGGGTAGTGAGATTACACTTTCTACTGGCGCTTCAGATGTGAATGTGATAACGTGGAATCCTATTAATCCAGATGCAAGTCAAACCTGGACTAATATAGACCCATTATAGGAGAATTATGGCATCAACATACACAACAAATTTACAAATAGAGAAAGTAACCACAGGTGAAAAAGCTGGGTTATGGGGAACGGTAACTAATACTAATTTAGAAATTTTAGAACAGGCATCCAGTGGCTATATAGGGGTAGACGTCGCAGCAGCTGATGTAACATTAACCCTGAGCCAAGGAGCAACGTCCAATGGAAAGAATTTATTTTTTAAGTTAACAGGAACTTTAGCAGCTAACCGACAATTCATTATGCCTGCTTCAGCTGAGCGAGTATTTGTCGTTCAGGATGCAACAGTTCGAGGAGCTTCTAATCGTACTTTAAGTGTTTTAACTGCATCTTCTTCCAATCCAGTTCCTATTCCTCCAGGAGCAACCATATTGGTTTACTCCGATGGGACAGATACGTCTTTAGGTTTATTAACTAAAGGTTATGCAACCATTACCAATTCGAATAGTCCTTATACAGCAGTTGCAGGCGCTCAGATTTTTGCTAATACAACGTCTGACCCTATTACTATTAATCTTCCTGCAGGTGTGGTAGGTGATGAAATAACTCTTATTGATACTAGAGCTACATGGGCCTCTAACAATGTAACTGTGGCACCTAATGGATCAGAAAACATTAATGGGGCTAATAGTAGTCTAGTTTTAAGTAATAATGGGCAAGCTCTTACTTTAGTATATATAGATTCGACTAGAGGTTGGTCTTATAAAACTAATTATACTACATAGGAGCTAAAAATATGGCTCTTGTAGATTTTAAACTACTTCCTGGAATAGATAAACAACAGACTCAAGTTGGTGCCGAAAGACGTTGGGTTAGTTCTGATAATGTTAGATTTAGATATGGTCTTCCTGAAAAAGTAGGAGGATGGTCTTCTTTATTAACTGATACGATTGTGGGGGTAGCCAGAGCTCAACATGCTTTTGTTGATCTTGATGGTAACCGATACGTAGCTATTGGAACCGACAAATTTTTACTTATTTATTATGAAGGTCAGCTTTATGATATTACTCCTTTAGGAACAACTATCTCCAGTGCTACTTTTACTTTCAATGGGAGCACTACCATTACTATTACTACAAGTGCAGCTCATGGTTTTCTTGCAGGTGATATTATTTTATTTGATTCAGTAACTTTACCTGGGGGCACAGGTTTATCTGATTCTGATTTTGAAGATAAATTATTTCAAGTGATTACCACTCCTACAGCTGTTACATTTACTATTACTTTTACAGCCTCGGGCTCTTCCGCAACAGGAGGAAGTGTAGATTTAAAACCCTACGCACCTGTAGGTCCAGCCGCTCAAACCTATGGCTATGGTTTTGGTGTGGGAAATTTTGGTGGAACGGTTTCGGGTGTTGCTACCAATGATTTAGATGGAGCATTAGCAGCTGACTCCCAAGGAAACAATGGCTCTGCTACTCAAATAAGATTAACCGATGCATCGGCTTTTCCTGCTTCAGGAACCATTGCAGTCCAAAATGAATTAATTACCTATTCAGGTAAATCAACGAATGAATTAACAGGTATTGCACGGGCTCAAAAAGGAACGTCTTCAGCAATCCATGCAGATGCAACCACTGTAGATAATGCTACCTTGTATGCAGGCTGGGGATCAGCCGTAGCCGCTTCAACAGTGACCCTTGAACCAGGACTCTGGTCTCTTGATAATTTTGGAGATGTTTTATTGGCTACAATTGCCAATGGAAAAACTTATACTTGGGATTCAAGTATTGCAGCAAGATTCACGACTCGTGCATCAACAGGCACAACCGATTATATAACAACCTCAGCCCCTACAGCGTCTAGAACCATGATGATGTCACCCGTAACACGACACTTAGTTTTATTGGGAACTGAAAATACGATTGGAGACGCATCAAGTCAGGATGAAATGTTTATAAGGTTTTCGGATCAAGAAACAATTAATACGTTTATTCCTACGGCTATTAATAGTGCAGGAAGTCAAAGACTTCAAGATGGAACTAAAATTATGGGAGCGCTTAAAGCAAAAGATAATATTCTGGTATGGACCGACACCGCTTTGTATACCATGAAGCATGTGGGTGCGCCTTTTACTTTTGGATTTGAACAAGTGGGAACGAACTGTGGACTCATAGGTCAAAATGCTGTTGTAGAAATTGATGGTGTGGCGTACTGGATGAGTACCAAAGGATTCTTCCTCTTTGATGGTACGGTTAAATCTTTAAGTTGTACGATTGAAGATTATGTTTATGATGATCTTGACACCACTAAAGGTCAACAGATCTGTGCAGCTATTAATAATTTATTTACCGAAGTAGTTTGGTATTATCCAACTGAAGGAGCAAGCTATAATGATCGTTATGCTGTCTATAACTTTGGAGAATCTGCAGGAAGTGCACAAAATAAAGTACCAGGAGGAGTGTGGTATCCAGGTACCGAAGCAAGAACTTCATGGATGCCTGCTGCTATTTATCCTAATCCTCATTCAACTAAATTTGATTCATCAGCCACAGGAACTTTTCCTAGTGTGATTGGTGAAACAGGTTTAGGTCAAACAGTTTATTATGAACAGGAAGTTGGTAACAATCAAATTAATCCAGATGGATCAAGTACTGCTATAGCAGGCACTTTAGAATCTTATGATTTTGATTTAGAAGTAGGAGGAGCAGGCCAACATTATTTATCTATTAGTAGATTCTTACCTGACTTTAAAACTTTAACAGGGAATGCAACGGTGACTTTAAATCTTAAACGTTTTCCCTCAAGCACTGCAACCACAAGTGTTTATAGTCCTTTCACTGTGACGTCTTCTTCCACTCAGTTTAATACTAGAGCGAGAGGAAGATTTGCTAGTGTTAAGATTGCAAACAGCGCGGTCGATGAAACATGGAGATTTGGAACTATGAGGCTGGATCTTAAACCAGACGGGATGAGATAATGGCTAAGATACTAATTAAAATACCTGAACCCAAAGAAGAATATGATTTTTCTAACCAGAAACAAATTTCAAGAGCGTTGAGTGGAATTGTAGAACAATTGAACTCAACGTTTTTACAACAACAAAAGGAAGATCAGGAAAGATTGAACTGGTTTCTCGCTTAATGGCAAATGTATATAAAAATGTGCAAGCAGTTATCACTTCATCGGGATCAGATGATCCAATGTATACCTGTCCTGATGCCACAACAGCTGTTATTAAAACCATTAGAATCTATAACATTCATGGAAGTTCATTAGTTGTGACAACCACTGTATATGATTACTCTTCAACAACCGATTTTAAATATGATACGAGCACCTGTGCAGCTAGTGAGAGTGTAGATATTCTAACTTTTAATAATGTTATTGTTCTAGAGGCAGGGGATATTTTAAAAATGCAGACACCAACAGGCAATAAAATTGAAATGACAGCCAGTGTGCTGGAAATTAGTAGGAGCTAATGTCGTTTAAAGAAAAAGGATTTGTTACCGTTAAGGACGCAAATGGTAAAAAAGTTGAAGAAATTCAAAGTGAAGCAGTCATTACGGTTACTAACAAGGTAACAGGTAAAGAGTATGGATCAGACGCTGAAGCTGCTGCTGATGTAAAAGATCCCAATACTACAACTAAAAAGGAGGATATAAGAAGGGACGTCTTGATAGATATTAAAAAAATGCCAGAACTATTATCAAAGTCTGACCTTGTAAAACAATAGATTTTTGTGTAAAGGTATACACTCAGGTGAAATCCCTGCCTTTACTTAATTATCAAATAATATAGTTTAAATTATGCCATTTAAATCAGAGAAACAACGTAAATACTTATGGGCCAACGAGCCA